GGCTTTGTAAGTACAGCGAGGCGTCTGACTCTTAAAATTATGACCTGACCAAAATCAGTCTGGAGGCGAACCCCCAGACATCTAAATGTCAAGCCACTCATTAAAGAGCAGGTTCGCCTCGCGACGCGTTAGCGCCGCACCATGGGGCCATCCCATGGGTTTCTATGCACGTCCAGTTTAGACTAATGCATAGTATCGATTATCAAATTATTTTAATTGGGTTGAAAATCTTACGATTTCCCAATTTTTTATGTATTTACACTAATATTATATTTGTACATAATTGGCACTCCTGTGAAGAAAAATAAAGACCAATCTTCTCCAACGGCATCGTGTTGCTGGTAAGCAACATCAAAAGCAGCAGGTGTAGGACCAATTGTATCATAATTAAATGATGTGGTTGCAACTGTGTGCGAATTACATTGTAGATTTTGAGCCTTAATAGTTCTAGCGGCTGTAAATCTTCGATCCGAATAACACGGAAATTCAACTTCTACTGTATTGTTAACATCAATATTAGTTGATGCACAACCACTTCCAGATGCAGGATTAAGCGTTAAGGATAAGAATTTCTGAAGAAATACTGATCCTTTGCTCAATGCTTGGGCTGCAGAAATAATATAACCATTGCCGGCAGGCAGATAATCATATCTAGTAACATGTGGAGCTTGGTTACTAGTTCCCGAAAACATGTATTTCTTGCGAAAAGATCCTCTCTGCCCAGCGAAACATGGAGTAAACCATGAACTAAAAGCGGTAGGGGAAGCAGTGATTTGTGTAGAATTAACAGTTAAATCAATACCGTCAGGATCATATCCCGAATAATAAGGCATATTCTTATTACGCAACACATTAATACGGACGTCATCATCTTCAGCCGCTTCAGGCAGCCAATATCGCGTATACGTATAACGTTTACACAATTCCCGTATTGATGAGGGAGGATCACCATAATAAACCAAATAAGTCTGGTCGTTAGGATCACTTTTTGATGCAATGGACACTAATTCTCCTGACGCTGTAGGCTTATCAGAGAGTGTTTCAGTACTGGAACCTGATTGAGACGCCAATAATTCAGGAGGAGGTGCTTTAAAAAGATGAATATTATGCATCTTTGAATTTGTTGGGCCAGCAAATTTTATATCATCACAAGCTGATACAAAAACATTGATAGAAATAGGAGCGTCAATACTAGGACTAACAAGGTCATTAAGAACTGCTAATTCCAGTATTCCGTTTCCTTGTGTTGTATTTCCAACTATTCTACTATTAGCCGAAAAATTACTGCCAGCAGAATATGGTTCCCCACATTCTTTCCACGGTGCGGACTGACCCCAACCTACAACAATTTCAAAATCGTCAGTTTCTGCAATATCAATTACTCGAGAATAATTTGTATTATAAGAAACTTCAGATCCTAGTTGGTTTGGATCCCAACGAACCAAAATCCTACCCTTATGGAAATCACTTTTAACTACTTGAAATCGGAATTTCAAAGAACCTTGCCAAGATTCAAAAGCAGTTGCAACAGCAGCCAAAGGAGTCATATGAATTTCTCCTTGAACATTATCCAATTGCATGGGTAAAACGCGAGTATTCCACAATAGCTGATCAGGTGTCTCATCAGGACTCCAATCAAATGTAGTTAAATAAGATTCCCTACAAGCCATATCAACAATACCCATTTGATCAGAACCATCTAATCCAACGGTGCGTGAATCTACGGTCAATTCACATTTGCTATCCATGGTTAATTTCATGGCAGCGTCTGCCGCATCTGTATTGGCCAAATTTCCCACAGGGGAAGGTTTGGTTAACACTATGTCAGTGATAATAGTTGGTCTACTATAACCAAACAATTTTGCGACATTTGCAACAGCACCAGAAGCAATCTTCGAAGCAGTCATATATGGTCCAATGATTGGAACAGAAGATAAGGCACCTGCTGCCTTCGCAATAGCTGCAGCTGGTTTTGAAATGATACCCGACCCGTATTCATCTCCATTAATTGTATTGGCATACTTACCTGCTTGCGAAATTAGTATAGGTGCAGCAGAATAAGTAGGCACGGTCAGTACAACATCCTCAGCCCACAAATAAATGGTAATAGTCACAGGATCATTACCACCATTTGCATGCAATAAATTTCCAAATGACTTAATAGTTATATCACCCATTTCACCCCAATCGGCATCGGGGATTTCCATGAAATTTTTATCATAGAAAAATGGTAAACATAATTCTCCACCAGTGTTTGTAGTGGGATTAAGAAAATGATGAGGCTTCTGTGAAGCTTGAATTAAATCTTGCTGAATGAAAGCACGTTCAACTGTGACCTCATCTCCCCGTGAGAAAGGATTATAAGACACAAGTGCCCTACCATAGTGAAATTTAGTGCCTGAAATCACCATCTTGCAATGTAGTTTCATGCGTAACAACTGATAATTAGTGATTTTATTCCTAACATATGGATTTTGACAGAATGCTGTCCAAGGATTAAATTTATAATAAAATTCATCCCCAACAATCCAAGATTGTGCAGACTGACGAATGGGTCGTTCCAAAAACTTACCTAATTCTGTATCTGAGTTGTTGCCCAAATCCATAGTAGCCTCGTAATTACCGGAAATTTTCGTAGTCCAGCCCGCATCTTGATCGGCAAAAGCCGTGATTTGTTCTGTAATGGCAGTTTGAGACTCCATCTCCATTATACCAGGAGGGGGAGCATCATCTGAACCAGATTGCGAAACCATTTTAAGACCCATGAGCCCATCAACTTGTTTTTGCAACATTTTACAGTGACGATACTTTCTGCCCAAGTTCGTCTGGAGTTCCTCAATTCGACGTTCCAATAAAAGTACAGGATTGTCTTCATCAAAAGGAAAAACTCTATGAAGTGCAGGTGAGACCTGCGGTACGTTTGATGTTTCAAGAGCAACATCTTGCTCATTTATAAAAAATAATGAATTAGTAATGAAATTTATGTTATAATATGCGAGCGTCATTAAGCCAACATACCAGTGCTATTTTCTTGGAGCGGGCCACTCCGATGCTAAATAGCATCACCTTATACCCTACATATGCACCTGTCCACTAATTAAAGGAAATTCAGATCCTTAGACAAAGTGCGTTATTATCACATATATATCTCTTTTTCGTTTTAACAGCATAGAGAAACACTGATTACCGGTATAAAGCCCCAGTAACGGGCTGCGTCTGAGCTCTAAAGCTCAAACTTGTTTTTGTACCAAAGCATACGCTCATCATACGTGGGAATTGGAGTCACATATGATTGAATACCAGCTTCAAGAGCTACTTGTTGCAACTCTTCAACTCGCTTTGCGTACACGTCGCGCCCAAATTCAAAATATTTGAGGGCAACATTTTGGATGGCTTCAGCGCTAGATTGTTCCACAGACAATACCTTTGATTGGATATGTGTATGAAGCATCTTTGCAATAGAGCCATCCTCTACGGGAGAACGATAAAGTTCAAGATCGTCGTCCCAAACAGCAAAATGCTTTAAAAAGGAAGCTTCACTTAAATGAACAAAAGGCACTGATTCAGCATCTTTGTCAGCCATTGTATAAGTAATCCCAACTTTCAAAAACTCTGCTGCAATTGCGGTGTGATTAAAATCATCATACCCTTTTGCTACTGTCATGATATTATCGTCACCATAAGTCATGAGAGCAACAACATCGGAGAATAACGGAGTTCTCCACCATCCTTTATCCTTAGCAATTGCGTAGTAAGTGTATC